GGAAATCTTCTTTTGAGATTGTTTCCGGCGGGGCGGCGGGCGTAAGCACGCGGTCCAGTTCTTCCTGCAGGCTCTGCCGTTCTTCGGCGAGCCTTTTTTTGTTGGCACCGTATTCTTCCAGCGTATCAATCCCATTTTCATAAGCCATCTTCACGCGAGCTTCGCGGGCAGCCAGATGCTCCAGGGCCTGTTGCAGCCGCTGGATGGTCTCATCGTCTTCCTGCTCCTGCTTTCGATCGCGGACTGCGAAGGAGAAGTCCGCACCAGCAAGGATATCATCGAAGTAATGGTAGACGGTCCGCTCTGCTTTGGCAACTGTGATCGAGTTGGAGCCTTTATGGAAGCCTTTTGCATATTTCCAGCATTGAAAGTACGGACAAGATGTGCTCCCGGCCGTTACCGTCATCGTAGCGCCGCAGACGGGGCATTTTAAGAGCCCTGACAGCCAGTGCTTGCAGGAGGACGGGTTTCGGCTCTTCGGGGTTCTTCTGCGAGCGTCCATACGTTTGATCCGGTTGTTGAAACGTTCCCGGTCAAGTCTGGTTTCGTGCGCACCTTCGAACGATATCCCGTTCCAGATCACAGTGCCGGCATAAAAGGGATTCCGAAGAATCCGCTCAACCGAGCGGCGTTCCATCCGGTTTCCGCGTCTGGTGCGGTATCCAAGATCATTGCATTTGCGGGCGATCGCCGTCGGATCCAGATGCTCAAGATCATATTGGTCCATGATGTATTTGATAATCTGGTATTCCGCTTCATCGATCACAAACGGTTTGCCGCCGCCTGCCGCCTGGTATCCAAGACATGGCGTTGTCTGGTAGCCGTGCTGCAGAGCCTTTTCCTTCATGCCGCGCAGAACCTCGCCAGAGAGACGGATAGAATAGTATTCGTCCATCCATTCGATAATACGCTCGATCAGCGTACCGAACGGACCGTCGATCAGTGGCTCTGAGATACTGATCACATCTACATTGCTCTTTTTCAGCAGTGATTTGTAGACGATGGATTCTTCCTGATTACGGGCAAACCGGCTGTATTTCCAGACCAGGATCACGTCGATCGGGTGGGACTCCTGTTTGGCAAGCGCGATCATCTCCTGAAACTTCGGCCGCCGGTCCGCATGCCGGCCGGAGACGGATTCCTCGAAGATGAACTCTTTTGCGATGACAATCCCGTTCTTCTTCGCGTAGTCCAGGAGTAGGCGCTGCTGGGCATCCGGAGAGAGTTCTGTCTGATCCGCGGTGCTGACGCGGATGTAGAGAGCACCGTTTTTAAGTGCTGACATAATATCACCTTCTTTAATTTTGGGTATAAGAAAAACACCAAAACAAACGTTCTGATTGATTGGTGTCTCCGAAGATGATACAATATGTTTTGTTGAGAAACGGTATCATTCTTCGGAATGTTACTGAGCCGTCTTGGTGCTGCGAACACCAAGGCGGTTTTTCTTTTTTGAAAATCAAATACGGAAAAGACCCTGTATTTCTACAGGGTCTTCCTAATGAATAGTTGCCCGTCAGTTGCCTGAGGGCGATGTCTTCTATACTGCCGGATATCGGCTTTGTTTTCCTATTCATTATACCCAAATATATGTAAATGTCAATAAAATATGCAAAAAAATTTATATTTTTTTTAAACCTGTGAATTTTTTTATGATTTCGTTATCAATGCGATCAAGCATCTCATTTGATAATTTAACATTACTTAAAATATCATAATTGGTTTTAGGATCATAAATTCGTATCTTACTAATGGTTGTTATTTGCCCAACCAAAGCAATACTACCTTTTTTCATTTTGTTGATTTCAGTTTGCATTCTTGAGTGAAGAGAACTTTCCCTGCGCATATTTGCAAGATCTTTTTGCAAAGAATCCAATTCTGAAAAATTTTCAGAAGAATAATCAGATGGTGCAATTTGCTTAAGATGCTCAAGACGTTCCTGAGCATTTGCAATATTAGAGCTAAGATGTTTTTGAGTCGTAATAATTTTAGAATTTAAGCTGGTAAAAAGTTCATTCCCAAGATATACGCATCCTGGTTTTAAATGTTCTACATCAGTGGCAGGTTTAACAGAAGTCAACGGGACTACAGTTATCACAGGAGAATTAATAGAATTATTTTTTTCAACAACGACACAGTAATGCAAGCCTCCCTCCTCGCTTCCGATATTATAGCCGAGATGAACTTTTATGATTTCCCCACGTTTGTATCTACGAAGAGAAGTTGAGCGAAATTTTGATTCAAATGAAAGAAATGTAGTCCAATGTTCAAGCCAAAAGCTTAATTTATCTGCTTTAGATTGAATTTTGGGATTTTCATCATTAATTAAAGAGTCAATATAAGTTTCGAGAGTTTTTAAAGATTCTTCTTTGTGCTTGCGTAAAGCTTCTTGAGATATTTTTCTACCCATATTTTTAGCTCCATGTTAAATTTTATTTCCAGAATTCCATCACCTGTAAAGATGGAACAAACCGGATTGCATAGTTATCTATTGTAACAAGATTCTCTCCATATTTTCTGCTGTAGCATTCCAGAGCTTCTTTTAAGTATTCTTCTGTTACCTGTAGGTATTCGGCCATCTCGTAGAGAGAACGGCAGTGGTGTTTGTAGCATTCGACGATGCCGATCAAACCGATCTGCAGGTCATATCCGCGGAGACGGGCACGGAGTTCCTGTTTTCTGTTCTGAACAATATCCTGATCCATAATATCTCCATAGCTTGTATAATGATGACCAAGTTCCTCAGCAAGAACACAAGATTTTTCAATAGATGAAAGTTTTTTCTCTATAGCTATATTTCCTGCATAATAAAATCCTTTTAATCCAGACACTTCTGATAGATCAAGTTCTACAATATTCAAATCATTATGTGATTTTTGCATTTCTTCATAAGTCAAAAGAATCACTCCTTCGGCCGTGCTGCAATAAGCAATTTTTTGTATTCTTCAATTTTTTGCAATTCTTCTGGTGTAAAATTATCCCCATCTTTATGTGCAGCAACAGTAGTGTTCATATCATCCCAGCCCATTAAGTAAGATGGTGTACAATCGAATATGCGAGCCATTTCCTCGATGGTGGAACGTTTTATATTCTCAACACGCCCATTTTCGTATTTTGCAACAGCGGATTTTTTTAATCCCAACTTTTCAGCGAGTTCTTCCTGCGTTAAATTATTTTCCAAACGACATTTTTTGATTCTGATTGCCATTGTACACATATATAGCACCTCCTTGAAGTGTCTTAATTTTACTACATTTTTAATGATAATGCAATAAAAATCTTAAAAAGTGTCTTGAAAAGACGAAAAAGTGTATTGACAGACAGCTGTAGCTATGATATTATTTGAGTGTCTTAAAAAGACACCATTCAAGAAACAGAAAGAGGTGAAAAAAAATGAATAAGAAAAAATTAGAGTCTGTAATGAAACTGTTTGATGATACGGGACAGACATTGGCAGAGTATCTTGGCATTGCGCGGCCTACTTTTTCAAATAAGTTAAATGAAACAAGAGGTGCAGAGTTTACGCAGGGCGAAATACGAATGATGAAAGAGAGATATAATTTAACGGCACAGGATGTGGATGCAATTTTTTTTGATTCAAAAGTGTCTTAAAAAGACACTGACAAGTGAACAAAAAACTGACAGAAGCACTATTCTATCAGTTTTTGCCTAATTTTGTTTACCCTATATATTTTGCAGATTGTTCACTTAAGCCCCCAACCGTTGCCGAAGCCCCGATCCGTTGCATACATGTTCAATCACATCTGTAGTGCCAAATGCTTCTATAAAATATTTCGTCACTTACGCAGTCTTAGTTCTGCAAATAAAAGATTAGCCCATTAGCTGACGAATATGAGAAAGACTATGATAGCTCATAAAGGGAACAGGGCAAAGTCAAAAGTTTGGTCAATATAACCAGCTCCTTTCATTGCCCATATAAGGGTACAGACTAATTCTAACACTGTAACAAAAATATTACAATGGAAATAATAGGAGGAAGAATGAACAAAGTAAAAATTTTCAATTCAGAAGAGTTCGGAGCTGTCCGAACAGTGACTATTAATGGTGAACCATGGTTCGTGGGAAAAGATGTTGCGCTGGCATTGGGATATAGCTATCCGCAAAAAGCAGTTCGTGATCATGTATTGGAAGAAGACAGAGGGGTGAACGAAATGGACACCCCCTCGGGACGCCAAAAATTGGTAACTATCAACGAATCCGGCTTATACGCCTTGATTTTCGGAAGTAAACTGGACAGCGCGCAGCGCTTCAAGCACTGGGTGACATCCGAGGTTCTTCCAGCCATCCGGAAAACTGGTAGCTATCAGGCACCGCAGGGAAAAGAACTGCTTGCGCTGGCAGTGCTGGAAGCACAGAAGACGATTGAGGAGCAGAGCAAGGCAATCGAACGAATGAAACCGAAGGTGATTTTTGCCAACGCGGTAGAAACAAGCCACACGTCGATTCTGATCGGTGACCTGGCGAAGCTCTTAAAACAGAACGGCGTTGAAACCGGTCAGAAACGTCTCTTTGATTGGATGAGAGAAAAAGGCTATCTGATCAAAAGAAAGGGATCTGATTGGAACATGCCGACCCAGAAAGCCATGAACATGAAGCTTTTTGAGGTAAAAGAGTCTACGGTCAACAACCCGGACGGATCTGTAAGGATCAACCGCACGACCAAAGTGACGGGGAGAGGACAGACTTATTTCGTAAACAAATTTTTAGATTCTCGAGACAATCGCGACCGCGATCCCGAAGATGTCCGAATTTGATAAGGGTTATCTCTTGGGTATGGGAGAAGCCATGGTAAGCCAGAA